TAAGCGTAATTATCCTTGGCATAGACCACCTGAATTAGAGACTGTGGATGCTACTGTAGAGTATGTCATGGGAAAGATGCAGGAAGAAGAAACTGCAGAGCTTGTATTCTCTATGATGGAACTAGAACGCCCTTTGACCAATATCGTCACGGGGCTTTTGTTGCAGGGTGTCGCAACTGGAAAATTCCAAATAGACATGGCTTTGTTGGCTGCAGGGCCAGTATATCGCTACATCAAAATGATAGCTGATAATGAGAACATTAAGTATGAAGATGGCCTCAAACGACAGACAATGCCTATCACTGCTACAACACTCAAAATGGCTATGGGTATCATTGATGATGCGCCTGAAGAAGAGGCTGTAGCGGAGAGCGCACCAGAAGCCCCACAAGAGCCTTTAACAGGTTTTATGGCGGCTCCTACTGAAGAAGATAAAACAGCGGCTCCTGATGAAGTACAGGCGGCTATGCTTGGTATGACCGAAGAAGAGGAAGCGTAAATGTCGTTTGCTGCTAGTAAAGCTCGAATAAGTAAAGGTATTGAATCAGGTAAATATCGAAAGCCTGATACCACAATTAAAGATGGATTTATGGCGGCAAGTAACATTGTTGCAGAAGGTTTATTGCGGCAAGGTGAAAGACGAAGGGAAGAAGAAAAACGTAAGCTTGAAGAAGCCCGTGAGTTAGCTAAAGAGCAAAAAGCTAAAGAACAGGCTGCAGCAAATAGAAAGCGCAAAGCAGAGGCATTAGCCAAAGACCTTGGATTTTCCGAAGGTAATACTGAGGCAGTTACATATCTTACTGAGCAATTGTTTCTGTATGATGATGACTCTACTTTTGTTCAGACAAAAGCTGATAGCGATATGAAGCTAAAGCGTCTGAAGGAAAAAGAGTTAGAGACTATTGTTGAGGATGTAACTTCAGCCCGTATCGATAAAGCTCCACCTTTGAGACTAGATAGTGGTATTGGTGGTGTTAAAGAAATAAATGATGACAGCGGTACTACTAGACCTATAACTTCATTCGATCTTCCGAATATTGCAGATGGTAGTGTTAGTTATATTAATAAAGATGGTGACCCTATAAAGTCACCTGAACTGATGAACGAAGCCCAACAGATGATGGCAGCTTTCGGGCCGCAACAACTTCAGCCAAGCGAAGTAACACAGGCTGAAACTAAACAGTTTGGTATAGAGATAGATCGTGACGCACAAGAACCCTTTGATTTAGATTATTCACGATTAGAAAGCTTAGAAAGCATTAGGTTACTTGAGCAAGAGATTGCAGGTAAAAAAATAACATTAACTCCAGAACAGCAAACAGCGATTACTACTACAAAAGAGCTTCTTGAAGGTAAAAGAATAGATGACGCTATAGCGTTGGCAGCAACAAGCCAAGAAGAAGCAGAGCGTTTAGAAAGAACTTTAAAAGCTAATGGCAAAACTGATACTGATGAATACGAAAAAATCTCAGGCATAGCTCAGTCATTTAGGGATGGTAATCCACCTTGGAAATCTTTGGTTGAAGATATTGCAGGTAAGGATCTGGCGGCACTTGAGTCTGCTAAAAGACAAGCCTTATTACTGGGCGCACCTAATGATAAACTGAACCTTTTGGATGCAGAGATTACAGCCCTGCAAGCTAAAGAAGCAGAGACTGAATCAGACGAGCTTCGAGAAACTAGACGTGGTTTTGTAACCCAACAAACAGATACATTAAAATCTATTGCAAATTTAACAACTTTCGAAACCTATACTGAAGAAGAAGTTAATCTTGCTAAAGAAATAGTTGAATCACGAACCAATGCAGATGCCGCAGACAAGCTGAAAGAATTTAAGCGTGACCTAGTAGGAAAGTCTAAAGAAGAGTTAATTCAAATATCTACAGGGGCAGGGTTTACGCTGTTAGAAAAAGTCGCAGCAAGAGCGTATCTGGCTGCATTCCCTGAAAACTTTGATCTTACCGAATATGATGATGTCGAAACTTCAACCATACAAACTATTATCGCTGCACCAAATACAGATCCAAAAGTTGTAACTCAGCTAGAGGCTTTGGTTGCCAATAGAAAATTAGGACAGGATGTTTTAGATCCGAAAAGTGATGATTACTTAGTAACTTATGAAGATAAAAATGGCGATCTTCAAACTACAACTGCGAAACTTGCCAAAGACGGTAGCACTTACGTTGATTTAACTAACCCAACTAATAAAATTGAACCTGCAGCAAATACGAATGTTGTTAATCTGTCACAAAATGACCAACTTTATGACAACGTCATTAAGATAAATCAGTCACTAATCAAGCCTCTAAAAGAACAACGTATTGCAATGCAGACTGCGTTGCTTTCAGCTAAGAAATTAGATGATTTAGTTAATCCTGATGTGGGCGGTGATCCTGCAATTCTGACTACGCTTGGTGGAACTCTACCTACAGTAATGCAAAGACTTGGTTTAGAGACTGCGGCCTTAGTAACTCTATTTGATCAAACAGGCAGTAGACAGGCTGTTTTTGATGCAATAGACCAAGCTTTTAGCACTATACCTAATGTAGATGAAGCTGCACAAAAAGCAATTTTGTTTAATGCAGAAAAGCTAAAATTGGCATTTGCTTTTGCCGCTGCACAGGGTCAGACAGGTGTAGGTCTTTCAAACAAAGACTTTGCAAACGCACTTACTATAATTAGTTCAGGTAGAGAGTACGAAACCTTTACCAAAAACATCCGTAGTCAGATGAACCAAGTAATCATCAAGACAGAGGGTATGATACAGGATTTCAGGGAAGATGAAGCTGTAAAACTTCTATCCCCATTTGATCCAACAGGACAACTCTTCAGTGGCTACACACAGTCTGCAGAACAGTACGCTCAGACCAGAGGCATTGGTGATGCATTTGCTTGGGCTAAAGGCAGTACAAGTACAGGCCCAGTAATTAGTCAACAAGCAATAGAATTTTTAAAGCAAAATCCAAACACTAGGGCTGACTTTGATAAAAAGTACGGTGCAGGTGAAGCTGCAAAAATACTTGGGAATTAATAAATATGGCAAATATTTACGATCAATTTGACGAAGAAACAGAAGAAAAAACTGAAAATATTTATGATCAGTTTGATGAGCCTGAAGTAAAAAATACTATAAATGTACCTTCACAACCAACGGTGGCTGAAGATAAGCCTGATGCTATTAGTACTCAGATGTATGAAGGTATGTCTTTTGAGGAAGCGAACAAGTACTACAATGACCTATTACAGAACCCTAATGTAGCAGCGCCTGTAGGAATTGGTGGAACTGCTATTTATACAGATCCTAACACAGGTAAGAAAGAGTATATACTTCAACCAAGACCTGCCATGTTTAAGGCAGCAAAGGATGCTCTTATTGAAGCTGTTGCGGCCCCATTTTCAGAAGATGCATCACTTCAGGGGGCAAAGGAAAAATTTCTGAACCCAGACGCTAAAGTAAGTAATTTAGATAAAGTTGGGGCAGGTTTTGCTGAGAGTATGGGGGCAATCGTAGAAGCAGGGGCTGCAGGGGCTGAAAAGCTTGGGGTGGAAGGTGCGCTCGAAGCTGTTGATCCTTTAGTTGTTAACGTAGACACAGGAGACAGCATTGGTGATGCAATACTCACAGATGCAATACCTGCAGTCACTTTAGCATTTACTGGTGGGGGAGCCGCCCAACAAGTATTAACCAACTTCCCCAAAGCTATGAGGGGTCTTGGTGTAGTCCTAGCCGCTGAGACAGGTGCAAGTTCTACAGTAAGCACGGACGAAGGCACAATCTTTATGGGGGATGACGCAGCGTTTCCCATACTTAAAGGTGTTGATCTAGGTAGCTCTGAAGCAGATGCTATACTCGAACAGAGGCTTAATACACTAACTGAAGGTATGTTTTTAAATAGTGCCTTAGTAGGAGTAGTCGGTACTACCGCTGCTACCGTGAAGTTGGCCTCTAAGTTCACTATACTTCCACTATTAGCAGAGGGAAGCACAAGTGCGATAGAACGAAGAGTTTATGAAGAAATAACTGAAAGTTTGGCAGATATAGATTCTAGTACAACACCTGAACAAATAGCTGCAATCAGAAATAAAATTGCAGAAACTATAGAAAAAAATAAAGAAATAATTATTCCAAGGATTGCAGAGTTAGCAGAGGAACCCGATACTATAAAAATAGATACTTTGTCTGCACTTTTACGGGGTGCGAAAGATCCTACTGAAAGAGCAAGAATTGGTTCAACTCTAACAGGATTTCTGCAAAAAGGTGGGTCTGTAGCCCCAAAAACAATAGTTGCTAGTGAGGCTCCACAAGCAGCATTAGAAAAGCAGATACAAGATTATCTTACCAAGGTAGCAGGGGAGACTGCAGGAGATCAGACCGCTGCTATTACACGGGCCGCAGATGAATTGGCAGAAGAGGGTCGGACAGTTGTAACTGCGGCTGACACAGGGGCTGCATCGGCAGTAAATGATTTTGATGCAGCGGCTCAAAAAGTTGTGGACGATATTAATAGTGCCGATATAGAGCTTAGTGGTCAGCTAAGTAAATTAGAGGATATTACAGGCACGGATATAGTCGTAGGACAGACAACATCATTTAATCAAGTACGGGATGGACTTGTAGACTCTGTAACTACCATGACTAATCGAAAGAACGAGTTATACAACGCTATTCCTGAAGGAACACGGTTTGACTACGAAGGTTTTGCTGAAAGCGTTTCTAAAGCGGTTGAAGAGATAAATCTTCTAGATACTAGCGGTAGCAGAACAAGCGGTATCGATCTAATCAATACTATCCGATCAGTCTTGAAACCAAAGACCGTTGTTGAGGAAGGCACAAGACCCCCATTTGGAGTGCCGCTATCTACAACTACCACCACTGATGTAGGTGATTTGGCATCTGAACTATTAGAGGGTGGAGTAGACTTTAGAACTTTATATAACCAAGTTCGCCCCGAAATATCAGATCTCATAAGCCAAGCGTATAAGCGTGGTGATGACATGGTAGCCAAGAGATTAGTCCAGGTTAAGAAAGCTATCGATGAACAAGTTGGGTGGGTTGCAAAAAATGGGGATGAAGCTGCATCTGACGCTGCAAAGGCTGCATTCGACTACTATTCAAAACAGTTTGCACCTGTATGGCGTGATGGCGGTTCGATGCAGCAATTCGCAGACATATATGATCCTGTAATGATACGGGGAACAGGGGAAGCAGGATTTAAAGAGCAAAGCAGGGATTTAGTTACAGGTATTTTATCAGGCACTAATCCAGATGCGGTAATGAATATGAAAACGGCTTTGTCTCAGGTTTCTGATCCTAAACCCATTGCAGACTACATGATTGCAGACGTAATAAATGGCTTTGCTTCTGCAGTAAGAAAAGACGGTCTTAACGCAGACAGCCTAGCAGGTATGTCAGACAGATTGAGGCAGTATGCTGTATCCCTTAATGAAGCATTCCCAGATCGTGCAGCGCAAATAAACAGGCTTATTGCGTCAGTTGAAAATGCTGCAGGTAACAAAGCACAGGTTGAATTGGCTCTCAAAGAAGCGGAAGAAATTGCTGCACAGACAAGAAAAGACGTTAAGAAGTCTGAGCTTGGTAAGTTTCTCAGTAGCATCTATGGCAGGGAGTTTGATACTACTTTAAATCCTGAAGCTGCCTTTGGAAGAATATTTAAAGAAGTAGAAGGTCTTGGAACAGTTCAGGATATTTTAGCTAGAGTAAATGAGCTTCCTCAAGCCCGTGCAGATGTTGTCCGTGATGGACTTGAGACTGCGTATCTGCGTTATCTACGTGGTTCTATCAAATCAACCAAAATGCAAAGCGGTGGAGCCGCTGCACAAAAAGGGGCTGCAGTAGATAAAGCTTTAGAAGAAAGAGCTGATAACGTCTTGGCTATTGGAAGGGAAGTATTCTCAACTAAACCTGAAATTATGGAGACAATTGAAACTCTACTTGAGTCTGCCAGAATGATAGAAAAGCAGAAGCAAGCACAAGCAGTACAGGGGATGTCACCTACCATATTTAATCGGGAAGCTGTTACTGCAACGAACAGGTTAATAATGACGTTCATAGGGCCGTTAACCCGTACAGGTGCTAAAATTAGATCTTTGGCAGGGGCAGCGTTTGATAAATTAGATTCTGCAAAAAAAGCTACCAGAATAATGGATAACATTTTTGCTGATCCTGATTACTTTTTGGAACTTACCCGTAAATACAACAGAACTCCCCTAGACCCCGTTCTTCAGGAAAATATGGTGACTGCACTTACTTCTGGTGTAGTAAAAACTTTCAATGCGGAGACAGATTCAGTACTCCAACCTAACTCTGATCAGCAAATGGAACAGCTATTAGGCTACCAATAAAAAACCCCCAAGCCGAAGCCTAGGGGTGTAACATATAACAAAGGGGTAGTTAATCCCTTTAACTATTCATAATAGAATAAAAGCTCTTGGGTCAAATGATTCGAGAGTTTTTTTTTATTTTTATGCTATACATCCCATAGTATCGCATACTATATATTGATTTTAGACCTGGTAAATATCAACATATAGATGTGGATAACTTTTGGCAGCATTGATTTTATTGACTTTTTTCGAGTCAACAAAGTTTTCAAAAAATTACGCAAATTTATCTGTTGACCTTTGAGTACTTCCTACGTCAGAATTACAGTAGGCAGAGGATAGTTCCCTCTTATTACGCCTATTGTAGTAACATATAACAAAGGAGTAGTTAATGCTATTAACTGCACAAAAAGCCAATGAATTTGGCAATGCATTGCTTGAGGCAGCGCAAAAAAGTAAAGAAGCAGATCAGCAATATTTGATCGTTTGTACTCTCGACACTTTTACTGCAATACCGTTCAAGGATGGCTCAAGTTATGATGATGGTGAAGATATAATCGTTACCTGAAAATGTAAAAACCCTAGGCGATTAAGCCTAGGGTAACTAAACTGAAAAAGGCAGTGACCAAACCGCCAACTTCAACTATATTATATACTATCAGAAGCCCTGTGGTCAATAGCTACGGGGCTTTTTAGTTATTAGTTTGTATCTTTCCAGACGGTGTAAATTAAAACAACCGCTGCTACAATTATGAGTACATCAATCCAAGCCATAGTATTAATTAAGTGTCTTAACAAAGTGCGCTTTGGCTACAGGAACATCGTAGAACTTTTCACCGAAAGCAATCTTGTAGTTAGGTACTTCTGCAGTAGGGCTTTCCTTAACAACCTTGCGTCCAAAGATGGCGGCATGGGTCAAACTATTGTTGAACACCATAAACTGTGTGGGTTTGTTTAGGAACTTAGCCTTGCGAACAGGAAGGTGGATGGTGTCGTACTTAAACGAAACACCATGCCACACTTTCTTACGCTCTACTTCACAGTAGAAACGCCTGTTACGTCCTTCAACTATTAGGTCAACCCCATATTGATCAGGATTGTCCTTACAAACATACCCCAGTGAATGCCAAAAGCTTTTAGCTGCTTCACGGGCTGCACCATCTGACTCTTGGTAGTCTTTTTTCTGGAACTCTTTGTACATTTGCTTGCCTGTTGTAGTTGAATGCCGAATTAAACCCTCGCAACCACTCTTTTGCATAGAAGCTGCGAGGGCGGTATTTACAGGTTAGGTTTCCTTCGAAGAAATCTTGATAACCTGTCTGATAAGGGTCTTCCTGCATGTGTCTGCCTCAATAACATTACGGAAACCCTAGCCTCACTTACTCGCATTTTCGAAGTCCTGATGATGGGTCATAATAACAAGCCCCAACTTCCTCTACGAAGTCTGCGTTTGCCTCTGGTTGAGGCTCTTCTACAACGTCCTCAGATGCCGAAGCATTAAGGATGCCGTATCTCTTGCCAGATGCACGGAAGGTTGTGCAGCCGCTGCTACCGCCTTCATACGCATCCATGTATACTTGCTTGAACTCTTCCCACGTTACACTGTCACCAACATTGCACGTCTTCGAGCAAGCGGAATCAACATAGCGACTTGCGACATTTAAAACTCGTACATGGTCGAAGACTGAGAGTTCGTCAGCGGTCTTACCTTTTACACCAAACTCACGGTAGCCATAATCATCTACTCGCTCTACCTTTGGCCCATCGAAGGTTTGTATTGTGCGGTCATAGCCAAGGCTGAAGACAGGCTCTATGCCACTGCTTACGTTGTCAGCCGACAGGGAAATAGTTCCCGTAGGAGCTACAGATAATAGGTGGCTGTTACGGATGCCATGCTTTGCAATCTCTGTCCTGATCTCAGTTGGTAGGGTCATAGCAAAGCCGCTAGTAAGGTAATCCTTTTTAAACAGCGGAAACTTACCTTTTTCTTTAGCAAGCTCTATGGAAGCCTTGTAGCATTCGTCACGGATGGTAGCCATGATGTCCTCGAAGATCCTGATGAAATCATCTGAGCCATAGTCAAAGCCTAGGGCTTCGATGGCGTTGGCTACGCCCGTAACTCCTAATCCCATACGTCTTTTGTTTTTGGCTTCCTCTTCTTGTTCAGGAAGAGGGTAGGTTGCTCTATCGACTACATTATCCATAGCTCTTACAACCCAAGGAATATCATTCCGTAGCATGTTCATGTTGAAGACGTACTTCCCGTCATGCTCAACAATGTACTTAGCTAGATTAAATGAACCTAGTAAACAAGCACCGTTAGGTGGTAGTGGTTGCTCACCGCATGGATTAGTAGCCGCAATCTCTTCACAGTAATGCAGATTGTTCTTCTGATTAATTCTATCGATAAATAGGATTCCAGGCTCTGCCCAATCCCAAGTACTTCTAAGAATGTCATCCCACAGGGCTTTTGCTTTCACAGTTTTGTAAGCCGTACCTTGAAAAACTAGGTCAAAGTCTTTGTCTAATTTAACTGCTTCCATGAACTTATCTGTCACTGCAACGCTCATATTGAACTGAGTTAGGTCAGTGCTATTGTTCTTTGCCCTAATGAACTTTTCGATGTCAGGATGATCTACTCGCATCACCGCCATCTGTGCGCCTCTTCGATGTCCTGCAGAGCTAATAGTTTTGCAAGTTGCATCAAAAATACCCATGAAACTTAGCGGCCCAGAGGACTTACTGTCTAGGCTCTTAATTAAGGCCCCGTGAGGGCGCAAAGTAGAAAAGTCGTACCCTATACCGCCACCTAGTTGCATGGTCTTAGCGGCCCTAGAAACGGCTCTGGTGATGCCATCCATAGAATCCTCTATTGTGGAGCTAACAAAGCAATTATACGGGGTTACGGTTCTGGGCGCACCCATAGCCGATTGAACCCTACCTGCAGGAAGAAATCTCTGGTTGTAAAGGATTGTTCTAAACTGTTCGAAGTGAACATTATCGTCTTTTAATGCGTCTGCCACCCGTGTCATGGCCTCGTAGAATGTCTCGCCCTCAGATCTATACTTCGTTGCGTGGATTTCTTCAGAGATTGGTAGTGTCGGCCCGTATGAATTTTTTATCATTATTATTGCTCCCAAGGGTTTTATGTAATTAAGTCGGATAGGTTAGGCTCTTTATAATTCGGCCCTTTCATTACTTTCCCGTCCTCACGGAAAATCGGCTCACCTTCTTCATCTAATTTTGACATGTTAGATGCGTGAACTCTTCTTACTGCTTCGTCTAAGTTCCACCCGAAAGTCACGGCTTTATGGTAAGCTACATAAACTAAATCAGCCAATTCTTTCAGTTGCTCTTCTGCGGTCAATGCTTCCATTACCTCGCAGTATTCTTCTTGAATTAGTGTGTCCTCTAACAGGTCGTTTCGTGTGCCACGCATCCAAGGTAAATTCATTGGCTGCTTGTAAGTCCGAATAAACTGAGCAACCATTTCTAGTGGGGTTTTATTGAGGTAAGTACTGGGATCACGGATTAGTTCGTTGTCCTCATAGTAGTACTCATATCCAGGTGTTATCATGTCTCTCCCTTTTTCATTTCTTCGATCAATCGCTTGAGGTAATATTCAGCCTTTTCGAGATCCTCTACGCTCTTGCCCTTGTAGGGAAATCTCCAAAGATACTTGAAAACGGACTGCCAACAGTAACTGGCATGGGCTGATACATCTGCACCGTCAGCCATTGCCGCCATAGCGTCTATGCATTCGATACGGCTCTTTGAGTAATGCGGTGGGCTGTTCACCATGTCGGTGTCTAGGGTGATTGTAGTGTCACCCATTGTCAGGGTGTATTCATCTTTATGAACGTGAGGTATGCTCATTAGTTTTTCCTATTAAATGGTATGATTTTGGATTCAGCGATGGCATCGATAAGTTCATCATCTGCCTCGAACTCGACACTGTTGCTGCGCTCGTTTTCTAAGATTATCTTGCCTACCGAAGTAAGATATTCGTAACCCTCTGAAGCGATATGCATCAGGCCGTAGATCATTTCTTCGTACCGATCTGCATCTTCCTGTGGCATTGTCTGGTGAAGGTTATTAAAGGGGCGAATTGTGAAACTCATATCATCCAGTGGAATGAGAAAGAGGCCACAAGCCTGTGGAACTTCGTCTTTACTACTCATTTTTTATTTCCAATCAGTTTAAAAAAATGTTCTGCATCGATGATTGCCAGAGGCTTTTCCCTGTTAGCTTTCACAATCGCTATTGGTTCTGCTTTAGAGGGGCAGTTATCTTCAGCCTGACGCATAATCTTATAGATGCTCAGAGCCTTCAGAGACTTGCACTCAACGGAATAAGGAAACAGTTTTCTAGCCGCAGGAGATAATTGAATATCTTCACCCCCTGCGCCCATGCTCGTTGAACGAACATCGTCTGGTTCCAATTTAGGAAACAGAGCTAGAA